TATCACTCATTGATGTCTCAGATCGATTTTGAGTTGGGCGGTATCGCTAATCATTGTCTCGAAGTATATCGAGAGATGGGTAAGAACTATTATTCGGCGTATCGCCCACTTGATATGATACTTCAAACTGATGTATTCTTCAATTTTGTGGAGTCTAATTATGACACGTTCAAATCGCAAGACAGCGCGACTTTATCTCAAGCTTATGAGATGTACAAGGCTTACTGCTCTGATTCGTTAATCGAGTACAAAGCGCCAAGACATAAATTCAGGGAAGAGCTTAAAAATTACTTTGCTAGTTTCTCGGAGGTTGCCCGTGTTGATGGAGCCCAAATAAGGAGTTATTACTCTGGGTTCTTATCTAGTAAATTTATAACTGCTGTGGCGCCAAAAGAAGAAACGTTAAACTCGTTAGTTCTTGATTGTGTTGATTCATTGTTTGATGAGTTATGCTCCAATTGTCCTGCCCAATACGCTAGTTCGAACGATATACCAATTATGAAGTGGGCAGAAGTACAAACGACATTATCTGAGATAAAAACCGGAGAACTCCATTACGTAAAACTACCAGAGAATCATATTGTTATAGATTTTGATTTAAAGGATGGTGATGGAAAGAAGTCCATCGAAAAGAACATCGAAGCGGCTAGTAAATGGCCAGCTACATATGCTGAATTTAGTAAAAGTGGCGGTGGCCTACATCTACATTATATTTATGACGGGGATGCGAAGAAACTCAGCAGAGTGCATTCAGAAGGAATAGAAGTCAAAGTGTCTGTAGGTGACAGTTCATTGCGAAGAAAACTTAGTAAATGCAATAATATACCTATAGTTACTATAAATTCTGGATTAGCATTTAGGGAGGAAAAGATGATTAACTTCGACGCGGTAAAAAGTGAAAAATCACTTCGCGAATTGTTAAAACGAAACCTCAATAAGGAGATTCATCCAGGAACTAAACCGAGTATCGATTTTATCCATAAGATTTTAGAAGATAGCTATACGTCGGGACTTAGGTATGATGTTACTGACATGCGACCTCGTATTCTAGCTTTTGCAAACAATAGTCATAACCAAGCGGATTACTGTATAAAGCTAGTGTCTAAAATGCAGTTCAAATCAGAAGAAGTTAGTGTGTCGCCAGAAGCTTACGAGAAAGATGAATTGGTATTCTTTGATGTGGAGGTGTTTCCGAATCTATTTGTGGTCGTTTGGAAGTTCAAAGGTAAAGATAAAGAAAAAGTAAAAATGATTAATCCATCTCCTACGGCTATCGAAGAACTTATGAAACTTAGACTTATAGGTTTTAACTGTCGAAGATACGACAACCATATTTTGTATGGAGCATACATCGGTCTTAATAATCAACAGTTATACCAATTAAGTCAACGGATTATCAGTGGTAGTAAAAATGCCATGTTCGGCGAAGCTTATAACATATCATATACCGACGTTTATGATTTTGCGTCAGCAGGAAACAAGATGAGTCTTAAGAAATGGGAAATCAAACTTGATATACACCATCAGGAGTTAGGTCTTCCATGGGATAAGGAAGTCCCAGAAGCAAAATGGGAAATAGTCGCTGATTATTGCGGAAACGACGTCGATGCCACAGAAGACACTTTTAATCACTTGGCTGGCGACTGGGCCGTAAGACAAATTCTTGCGGAATTAAGTGGTCTAACTGTAAATGACACAACGAATCAGCACACCATAAAGATTGTATTCGGAAATAACAAACACCCACAGGACGAATTGGTATACACGGATCTAAGTATAATGTTCCCAGGATACGAGTTTAAAAATGGTAAAAGTTATTACCGAGGAATCGAAGTTGGAGAAGGCGGTTATGTTCATGGCGAACCTGGAATGTATATAAATTCTCCAGTTGCAGACGTAGCCTCAATCCATCCAACTAGTGTGGAAGAATTAAACTTACTTGGTCCATATACTAAAAACTACAGTGAACTTAAACAAGGGCGAATAGCTATCAAACATAAAGATTTTGATACATTAATGACGCTGTTAAGTGGTCGTCTTATTCCGTTCATAGAAAACGCACTTAGCGATAATCCTAGATTCACTTTAAAAGATGTGTCTAATGGGTTAAAAACTGCGCTTAATTCTGCTTATGGATTAACCTCGGCTAAATTTGATAATCCATTTAGAGATCCTCGAAATGTGGATAACATTGTTGCTAAACGCGGAGCACTATTTATGATTGACCTTCAATTCGCGGTCCAAGAGAAAGGATTTCAGGTTGCCCATATTAAGACCGACTCTATTAAGATTCCAAATGCTACAGATGAAATAATGGAATTTGTTATAGAGTTTGGTAAGAAATATGGGTATAATTTTGAGATCGAAGATATCTATAGTCGCTTCTGTCTCGTAAACGACGCAGTATATATTGCTCGAATTGATGATTGGGAAAATAGCAAAGACAAGGATTTGATAAGAGCAAACGGATGGACCGCAACTGGAGCTCAATTCGCTCATCCATATGTATTTAAGACCTTGTTTAGTAAAGAGCCAATCACATTCAAAGATATGCGCGAAACCAAATCGGTAACTACTGCTATATATCTTGATATGAATGAGGGGCTTAAGGAAGACGAACATGAGTATCATTTCGTAGGAAAAGTTGGATCATTCTGTCCAATCAAACCTGGTAGAGGAGGGGGAGTGTTACTTCGCGAGAAAGAAGATAAGTATTATGCGGTCTCAGGTAGTAAGGGATATCGATGGCTTGAAGCTGAGGTTGTGGAGACTCTAGGAAAACAAGAGGATGTTGATCGCTCATATTATAAGTCATTGGTCGACGATGCTGTAGCAAACATTTCAAAGTTTGGAGATTTCGAATGGTTCGTTTCGGAAGATGCTGAATATGGATGGCCAGAGTGTAACTTAAATGGTCGCTCAACTATATGTTCAGAATGTGAGAATTGGATTAATGAGCCATCAAAACCAACCGAATGTAAACTGGGATTCGATTGTATGCCGTTTTGAGAGGAGTATTAAATTGGAATGCGGAGTAGAGAAACAACGAGACGCTAATGGGTTCTGTTTAGAATGTCAAATCAAACATGAAATGCCGTATTATTTCTGTTGTTTAGACGAATGTGGAGAACATGAGTTTTGTAAAGGTTGCACATCCGGTGTTTATTTGAAAGGGGAATCAGCATGTTAATAACAATCGTTAGTTCGAAGAAACATGATAAAGAAATTGAAGAGCAGCATCGTAAACTAACACAGGAACATCACGTTGTGCTGACTCCAGTTAAAATTAATCATTACGCTGATAAATTAATTGTGTCAGAAGACCAATTAATGACTTTGCATAAAACCAAAATAGACATTTGCGATAAGGTTTTAGTTTTAAATGTTAACGGTTATATTGGACGAGCTATGTGTGAGGAAATAGGTTATGCCATAACTCACGGAAAAACTGTTGAATATTTAGAACCGTTACCTAAATTCATTTAAAATTAAACTGGTGTTAATTTGAAAGGGGAAAATTGTAATGGCTGTTAAAAATAATATTGTAATTGAAAATGCCCGTATTGGATTTCGTAACTTCTCAGGTAAAGAAGGACAGTTCAATCCAGCAGGTCGGAGAAATTTCTGCGTATTTATTGAAAGTGACCTAGCCAATCGTCTTGAAGAGGATGGATGGAACATACGTTGGCTCGAACCAAAAGATGATCATTCCGAAAGACAAGCGTACTTACAAGTAGCCGTTAGTTACGCCAATATACCACCAAAGATTACAATGGTTTCAAGTAGAGGAAAAAATCTTCTTGATGACAGTTCCATTAACATACTAGATTGGGCCGAAATTCAAGAAGTTGATGTAGCCATTCGCCCATACAACTGGTCTATGCATGAGGGGACCAAGAATGCTAAGAGTGGTGTTAAAGCCTATGTTAAAACGATGCGTGTGGTTATAGTCGAGGATGAGTTTGAACATAAATATGTCAACTCCCCGGACAGTGCCGCCGCATCAATAGGTGGTTGTGGTAACTGTGAAGCTTGTGACGGTAGTTGTAAGCATCATGACGATTGAGTTAAGGGATTACCAAATTGACGCCATAGATAAACTACAGTCTGGCTCCATCCTGTGTGGTGGAGTCGGCTCCGGCAAATCACGGACCGCCTTAGTTTATTTTTTTGTTAAAGCTTGTGATGGTAGAATAAAGATCAACGGTAAAGGTCCCACAGTTGCGATGAAGAAACCAAAAGATCTTTATATTATTACAACAGCTAAGAAACGTGACTCCCTCGAATGGGATGGAGAATGCGCGCCGTTAATGCTTTCGCGAAAACCAGAGTTAAGTATTAATAATGTAAAAGTCACTATTGATTCATGGAACAACTTACCGAAATACGCTAGTGTCAAAAACTCATTCTTTATTTTTGACGAACAGAGACTCATTGGTTCTGGAACTTGGGTGAAATCTTTTTTGAAAATCGCAAAAGTAAATCGTTGGATTCTATTAAGCGCTACTCCTGGAGATACATGGAGTGATTATATTCCGGTATTCCTGGCAAACGGTTTTTACAAGAATCGTACAGCGTTTCTCCAAGAACACGCAGTATATAATCGATTTACTAAATATCCAAAAATTGAGAAATTTATAGGCACTAAACAATTAACCAAACAACGCGATCAAATCACAATAATCATGCATTACGAGAAACAAACTACATCGATTACCGAAACAGTAGTCGTACCGTTTGATAAAGAAATGTTTAATCAAGTCATGATTAAACGATGGAACATATTTGCAGATAGACCGGTTAAGGCTATTGGTGAATTATGTTATCTAATGCGTAAAGTTGTGAATAGTAATCCAGCTAGATTAGATGCCGTCAAGAAAATTATTAAAGAGCATCCTAAAGTAATTATATTTTACAACTTTGATTACGAACTTGAAATGCTTAGAACTCTCGGATCATCTTTGTCAATTCCGTCTAATGAATGGAACGGCCACAAACACCAAGACGTACCAAAAGGAAAAACCTGGATTTATCTAGTACAGTATTCTGCTGGGGCGGAGGGATGGAATTGTATTGAAACTGACACGACGATTTTCTATTCGCAGAATTACTCCTACAAAATAATGGTTCAGGCAGCAGGTCGGATCGATCGTCTCAATACTCCATTTTCTAAATTATATTATTATCATCTCAGATCTAATTCTAGTATCGATTTATCAATATCCAAAGCTATAAAAGCAAAGAAAGATTTCAATGCTTATCGTTTTATGAAGATGTAGCCACTCGCGCGAACAACATATGCTATAATAGGGAGATAGCTCAATGGTAACTAGAGTTCTGAAAAGAATTGACGGAGCGTTATTGGGGAGAGCAACCGAGAGGTATGTTGTAGGTTCGAATCCTACTCTCTTTTTTACCTCGCGTGAAAAACATATGCTATAATAGAGGAGATATGCCTCTTTTTATTTTTCTGTGTATAGGCGGTGACCCATGTTAGAAAGTGCATTTCAGGCCACTCTCATTAAAGAACTTGAAACGTTGTTTGTTGGTTGTGTAATTTTAAAAAATGATGCTAACTACATTCAAGGGTTTCCTGATTTATTAATTTTATATAAAGATCATTGGGCTGTCTTAGAATGCAAGCAAAACGCAAAATCTAAATTTCAACCAAACCAAGAATACTATCTCGAATTACTTGACGGTATGTCATATGCAAGCGTTATTTATCCAGAAATAAAAGAGGAGGTATTACATGAACTTCAAAAAGCATTTGGACATCGACGGACAACACGCATTCCTAAGCGCTAGTAAATACCACTGGGTAAATTATGATACTGAGAAACTTGCTATGTCGTACTCAAAATATTTGGCGGCACAACGAGGAACTCGACTTCATGAATTTGCACACGAATGTATACAACTCGGTATCAAACTTCCTAAAACCAAGAAGACTCTAAACCTGTATGTCAATGACGCTATCGGATACAAAATGACAACGGAACAAATATTATATTATTCTGAAAATTGTTTTGGAACTGCTGATGCTATAGCGTTTCGTCAAAACATTCTTAGGATTCATGATCTCAAGAATGGTTCTACACCAGCGTCATTTCGTCAGCTCGAAATCTATGCTGCTTTATTTTGTCTAGAGTATAACATAAAACCGGAGACAATAACTATAGAGCTTAGACTTTATCAATTAGATGAGATACTAATTCATGAGCCACTGCCTGAAGACATTCTCTACATAATGGATAAAATCATAATGTTTGATAAGCAGCTAGATAAAATTAAGATGGGAGAATGACCATGCCTAATGAGATATTGCATTATGGGACCCCCCACCATTCGGGCCGATATCCATGGGGATCTGGAGATGACCCTCAACAGAGGAATAAAAGTTTTCTTGGATATGTCGACGATCTAAAAAAGAAAGGCGTTAGTGATGTTGATATATGTAAAGGTCTTGGTATAACTACTCAACAGCTTCGAGCTAGAAAGTCAATAGCTAAATCCGAATTACGTAAAGCGGATGTCGCACAAGCAATCAAACTAAGAGATAAAGGTTATTCTAATGTGGCTGCTGGAAAACGTATGGGTATTAACGAATCGTCTTTTAGAGCGTTACTTGATAAAGCAATTCAAGAGCGTTCAACCATAACCGAGTCAACGGCTAACATGCTTAAAGAAAATGTTGAAAAAAAAGGTTATATTGATGTTGGGGTTGGAACCGAAAGACATATAGGTATAAGTAGAACCAAATTAAAAACCTCAATTGAAATGTTAAAAGCGGAAGGCTATATCGTTAGTTACAATCAGGTAGAACAACTTGGAACTGGGAAAAAGACATCTGTAATGGTTTTATCTAAACCAGAAAAAGCTCAGACCAGAGCTATTTTTAAATTAAAAAATTCAGGATATTCTGATTCCGACATTGCTAAAGAACTTAATATTAGTGAATCGAAAGTTACTTCATCGATGAAAGAAGCATATTCAAAAGCGTATAAAAACACCGATAATATTAAAACGATTACAGATCATTCCGAAGATGGTGGTAGATCGTTTCTAGGCCTTGAACCTATACGAAGCGTTAATTCAAACAAGGTACATATCCGGTATAGGGAAGAAGGCGGCTCTGATAAAGATGGCGTAATCGAATTGAGAAAAGGTATTGAAGAGTTATCTTTAGGCAAATCTAAGTATGCACAAGTTCGTATCGGTGTCGATGGAACTCATTATATGAAAGGAATGGCTATGTATAGTGATGATGTTCCAAAAGGAGCTGACATCATATACAATACCAATAAACCAAAGGGTACCGATCCAAAGAAAGTTTTTAAAGAAATGAAAGATGATCCCGATAATCCTTTTGGAGCAGTCGTTAGACAACAGCATCATATAACTGAAGACGGAAAGAAGAACCCTAATTCGTCTGATATGTTAGAGCTAAAACGGAATGGTTTATCATACGATCAAATAGCTAAAAAAATGAACTTATCGGAAGCACTTGTTAAATCTTGTATTGGTGTAAAAGCATTAAATATTGTCAACGAAGAAGGCGAATGGCAAGAAAAATGGTCTAAAAGTTTATCTTCACAAATGTTATCGAAACAAACGCCAAGCCTTGCGAAGAGACAATTAGGATTAACTTATGCTGCCAAAAAAGAAGAATTCGATGAGATCGTAGCATTAAACAACCCTGTAGTTAAAAAGAGACTTTTTGATTCGTTCGCCGATGATTGTGATTCAGCGGCCGTTCATCTGAAAGCGGCAGCACTCCCTAGAGAAGGTTGGCATGTTATTCTACCGTTTCCTGGAATGAAGGAAAATGAAATATTTGCGCCTAATTACGACAATGGCGAACGAGTGGTTCTTATTAGATATCCGCATGGTGGAATATTCGAGATCCCAGAATTAGTAGTCAATAATAGGTATGCGCCAGCTAAGAATTCAATTGGGCAAGCAAAGGATGCCGTTGGGATTAATCATAAAGTAGCAGAGAGATTATCTGGGGCAGACTTTGACGGAGACACAGTACTTGTTATACCGAACCCTCCAAGTGTTGGTATTAAAACTAAATCGCCATTAAAAGGTCTTAAAGACTTCGATCCTAAAATTAGCTATAAACCTTATGATGGTATGAGAACTATCGATGGTGGAACATATAACGAGAAGACTGGTAAAGTTGACTATGGTGGGAAACGTCCAATAACCCGAACAATGCAATTAAAAATGGGAGATGTGTCAAATCTAATAACCGACATGACCATTAGAGGGGCAAATGATGACGACGTAGCTGCCGCTGTAAGACATTCAATGGTCATCATCGATTCAACGAAACATAGTCTTAACTACACGCAATCTTATAAAGATAACGGGATCGCTAAGCTTAAAGAGCGATATCAAGGTTCTAAAAGTAGTGGGGCGTCTACTCTTATTTCTAAAGCGTCTTCGGAAACATCGGTTGGTTTTAGAAAGTTAAAAACCAACACTAAGAAGATGACTCCGGAAGAATTAGCTCGATACAACTCTGGTGAAAAAGTTTATTCGTACACAGATGAAACCTATACTAATAAGAAAGGTAAAGCGGTGTCCCGTAAAACGGCATCTAAGAAGATGGCCGAGGTAAGTGACGCGTTTACCCTATCTTCCGGGACAAGAATGGAAACCGTATATGCTACTCATGCAAATAGTTTAAAAGCTCTTGCTAATACGGCCAGGAAAGAATCGTTAAGTACTAGACCTATCGCTTACTCCCCTTCGGCTAAGAAAGCTTATGCTCCTGAAGTAGCATCGTTAACTGCGCATTTAAACATAGCGCTAAAGAATGCGCCATTAGAAAGACAGGCCCAGATATTAGCTAACACTGTGGTTTCGGCTAAACGAGCGGCGAATCCTGATATGGATTCCTCTGATATTAAAAAGATTAAAGGTCAAGCTCTTGCTGAAGCTAGAACCAGGGTTGGTGCAAAGAAACAACGTATTGAAATCACAGACCGAGAGTGGGAAGCTATTCAATCAGGAGCAGTTAGCACTAATACTTTAGCTCAGATTCTAAGTAATACTGACCTAAACAAAGTTAAACAATTAGCTACGCCTAGAACTAGCTCTTCGTTGACTAAAGCCAAACAAGCAAAGGCTGAGCTAATGCTTGCTGCTGGTTACACTCAAGCCGAAATTGCCAATCATCTTGGTGTATCTGCATCGACAATATCTAAACTAATACAATGAGTACGAAAGGATAAACATTATGAATCAATCCATGTTAACAACTATTGATAATCCATTTGATCCATTCACGCAGTTTGATGAATGGATGGCGTTTGATGAAGATAAAGGTTATCATTCAAGTGCGTATCTCGCTAGAATAGTGAAGTCGTCAGACGATTTAAGTGAAGCTGATCAGGACATTGCTATCGAGTTAGCTATTGACGAAATCGTTGAGCTCAACATTCTTGGTATATACAAAAAAGTAACAATGGATCAGTAAAACTATTATGTTGTTAGATATAGGGGGGGTCTCTCGCAAAACCTACCCCCTCCCCATAT